AACCCAAATCTGTGGGGGATAAAATCAAACACGGTATACATATTAATTGGTCGGATTTTGTCGTTGACCATGGATCGGCGATGGCTCTCCACTCACATATCGTATCCGCGTTAGATATTTTATTCCCCAATCGACCATGGGGTGATATCGTGGACACCGCGGTGTACGGGAATGGAAAACGTAAAACGAAGGGAAGTGGATTTCGTATGCCGTGGTCACATAAGAAGGCAAAACATGACGCATGTGACGGGAGAGGTTGTGCACTGTGTGAGAATGGAAAGGTAACACAGGGTCCATATAAACCGGTCATCGTATATTCGCATAAAACGAAATCACTCGAGTATATATTTGACAAAGAACCCTCCGTTGAACTATTGCATATGGCGACTTTGCGCACAGAAAATAAGAATCACGCCGTGATTGAAGGGTCTGTGAGAGAAGAAGGATCTTTTAATATTCAAGATACACGAGATACCTATACAAATTACGAGACGATAGCACAGATTGAAACTTTTATTCAAAAACATCTAGTGGGTCAACAGAGCGCAGAAATTGTTAAAGTCTTCAAAAAAGATACATCATACCTAGTATCTTCTACATCAAAGTATTGTGAAAATCTAAGTCGTTCACATGCATCAAATCACGTATGGTTTTTGATAGAGGGTGACGCGATCAACCAAAAATGTTTTTGTACGTGTGAAACGATGAAAGGAAGAAAATATGGGTTTTGTAAAAATTTTGGTGGGCGTAGACACATGTTACCGGATAAAATTTATAAAGCCATGTATCCAGATGGATACAAACCGCACATGTTTTGTCAACCCGTTCCAAAAGAAGTTAAACCCAGTTCAGAAAGTTTGGTTGATATGCTGTCCAGTTTTATAAGTAAATACGTCACAAAAAATACTACAAAAGTTTTGTCCGTTACAAAAAAAATGAAAAAAATGTATATCATCAACACAAACGCACATTGCCAGACGTGTAATAAAGATAACTTACAGTTTAAAATAAAGCAGAATTCAGTATTAGAGCAGTTATGTACGTGTAAAACGCGATCTCATAATCTCTTAGATAAAATAAAAAGAGTATTATAAGAGATGTATGTCATACTTTTTATCATAGTTTTGTTTCTCATATTTTCAAATACAATCACGGTAGAAACCAAAAAAGATATAATAGATGATCTCATAAAAGAGACTGAAATCTATTCGGGTATAAACCCAGAACTATACACAGATTTTATCACGAACATACAATTCGCAAAAGATAATGTTAAAGACGTATACATAGCTTACGATCACGTTTTAAAAGCTTTGGATCACTTTAACGAAATAGCTCTTTATGTTATTCCCATAGATCCGGATATTCAGGACGAAATAACTGTTCTGAACGAGAAAATACTATTAGAGTTTGAAAAAAGGTTTAAAAGAGAAGCAAACAATCAAAACTTACGTTTTGTACCTAAATATACTTAAAAGATATCTTTTAATAATTCTTACATATGACCACAGTCAAAACTCGTTCAGGAAGAGTATCTAAACAACCGAATCGTTTAGAGCCTACAGAGGTACCAGAAGATGATTATAACGATGAATCAGACGAAGATTTTTGTGAAACGGATGGGGAAGACATATGCGAAACCGATGATGAGAGCGAATCGGATGACGAAATTGACGCGGATGAGCAAGGTAATCTAAAAGGGTTCGTAGTCGATGACGATGAAGTTAGCGAAGATGAGAGTTATGTTGAGAGTGATGAGGAATATTCGGCTTAAAAAGATAAGTAATTATATTACATATGGAAACAGAACTTGGCAACCCCATTGAATATAGCCCGGAACTTCCAACTAAAGAAGATCCGATACATAACGAGGAAATGGAAGCTCCGTATTACCTTCCTCATCCATCTATGATGATGCAGCCACCTCCTATGATGCAACCACAGATGGAAAAGAATGATTTCTTGTCTAATTTAGATAAGAATGCGTATATCATAATTTTTGTATCATTTATATTAGGTTTCTTCATGGGAAAGACGATGCAACCAGTCATCCTTCGCCCCGGATAATATTACTTTTTAAATTTAGATTTAGAAGTGATTAAGTCGTCTACGTATTCCGCGATTTGTTGTTCCGTTAGACCACGTTTTCGCAATCTACGTTCTAAGCTAGAAATAGCTTCGTCACGTGTTGGTTTTTCGGTTTCAACGTAATCAAACGACCATTTATCACTCTCTCCGGATGAGTATCCATCAAAATTTCCCACAGACCCTTCAACCTTCTCGTTATACGAGTATCTACCCGTACTCTTATAATAAGGATCATACAAATTACTTTTCATCACGTCGCTCGCGGTTGTCACGATCTCATCAACCTTGGTATAAAACTTTACATCTGGGTTGATGTATACATATACCACGAGTAAAAATATACACGCTAAAAACAGTAATGTCAAACTTGGAATAGAAGCATACATTTTCTTATTAAAAGAGAATATTTTTTTAATAAGAAAACTCTTTACAAATTTTTTTAAAAAATTCCAAATGTTTTTTTTTATTTTTTTCTTTATAATTTTTTTAAAAAATTCCAAACTAGTTTTTATTTTTATTTTTCCTCGGAAGACTCTTCCTCAATAGTTGAGGGGGTATCATCTAGACGTTTCTTTTGTCTCTCGACAATCTCGTCGGCCACAATCTTGTCAGCCTTCTTGACCAGTTCCTCCATGGGAGTATCAGGCTCTTCCTTTTGAAGTCGCTCGAGTACATCCGCTGGATGGCTAACTGGTGGCTCGTCGGGTTTGTTATAGAACCTAGAGTTTTCATCTCCGGGTTTATGGTAATTCGACGACTCAACCATGTCACGCTTACGCTCACTAAACATCTTCGCAGCCTGAGCCTGGTTATCCCTGTAACCAGTCATCAATTCCTCTAGTTTATCGTTCGTGTAATGAGCATCTTCAATCTTTGACGGATCAGGTGGGATGAGGAGCCACTTGTACATATCCACTACATAAATATCAAACGTGGAGTCTTCCGTTTGCAACCTCTTCGCGTGTGAAGCGGCTTCGTCCCGGGTAGAAAACGCACCGCGAATCTTAATACCAAACTTATCATTCTTCTGGGGAGCCTCTGGTCCAACTACGGACAAGCACGCAAACAACTGACCGGGAACGGTAGTGTAATCTTGTTCGAGACTCATTTGTACTTATTACTGTACTCTAGGCTTTAAACTGTTTTTCTAACCTAAGATGTTTAAAGATATCGTAATATTATCAACCATGGAAGAGATTCGTCGTCTACACAACGACGAGAAACGAGCCCTCATAGAACTTGTTACTCGAAAGGGTGATAGTATACTCGACGTAGGGTGTGGGTTCGGGGGTGATCTTCAAAAATGGAAAAAGGTAGGGGCAAATATAAACATGTGTGAACCGAATGAAAATGCATTAAACGAAGCTAAAAGTCGTGCGAAAAATATGAAGATACGAGTCAATTTTTACCACGGGGATATACACTCATGTCCAAATAGAAAATATGATATCGTGTGCTATAATTTTGCCTTACACTATATATTCGAAGATCGCGACATGTTTATGAACAGTTTACAAGCTGTAAAAAGGCGGTTAAAACCTGGTGGACGATTTATTGGGATCATCCCAGATTCAGAAAAATTGATATTCAAGACACCGATGACAGATGACATGGGTAATTTTTTTAAACTAAAAGAGACGAGCTGTGGAAACTTCGGTGAAAAGTTGTTCGTACATTTATCAGACACACCGTATTACGCTGACGGACCTAAATCAGAACCTCTGGCACATAAAGATTTATTGATCACACAACTCGAAAATATCGGATTCAGTATGGAAAAATGGGAAGGATTATCAGGAAATCCAATAACAGAGTTGTATAGTAAATTTATCTTCGTATATAGAAATGATAGTTCTGGTCGTACTACTCATACTTAATTATTTGATGTATTCAAATTTAAAACCAAACCAAAAATTGGTAGAAGTCAGGGAGAAATATAAAACACTGAGGGAATATTTAATCGAGACGGATAATCGCGATTTTGAAGATATATATCATGAAATACCTTTAATCGCGTACGAAAGAATGTCGTCTTCCGTTGGATACAATGTTAACAAGGGACAGGAGATAGGTATATGTATAGATGGTGACGTAAACGAGATATTCCATGTATTACTCCACGAATTAGCACATTGCGTTGTAGACGAATATACGCACAGCGAAGAATATTGGAAAAAATTTGACACCCTAAAAACAATTTCTATTACTCTCGGCGTTTATAAATCTATTCCAGAGGAAAGTCCTTTTTGTGGTAAACATGTATCAGATAAATAATATTTATTTATATAAATGGATATAGACCCCTCTTCTACTGTATCGGCCTCCAGACTGGTCGTATCGTTGGTATCTTGGTTTTTACTTTTATTCGGTATAGCCATTATTCGTCTTGAATTCGCGTACTGGCTTAACGGTGTTTTACTCACGGTAATTTTACCGTTACTTATTTGGTACCTGGGTAATCATAGCATATTCTTGAGTGTCTCTAGTGGAACGGCGGTTATAACTGCTGCTGCTGCTGGGTTATTTATTATTATGCTCACGGAGGGTATAAAGTGGAAAAGGTTAAAGCGGTATCTTAAGGAATTCGGTAAAGATCCGCAGGAAACGGCCATAGCGACCACGATAATCATGGTCAGTATGGCAGTTGCACTTGTGTTAGTATATTTGGCACAGGGTGGTGATGTACTCGCGAGAGTGCGATTTTAGAAATATCGGTTTACGATAAAGAAAATAATAGCCGCAACAGCGCCGGTCGAGGCTAAGCCTACGAGACTGCGATTTCCCTGCGTATTAAGAAACTGTGGAATAGTACTAGCTAACTTTTCCTGAACAGGTTTGCTAATAGCAGCGGCGGTACAAGCGGCAACTAACACCGCGTGTAATTGCTCATCAGTTAAATCAAACGGGTTCTTCTTTCCCTTCTTTTCCTTAGTCTCCGTCCCGGAAACGGACATGGTAGTCGTGGGAGGGGGAGGTACCATAACCTGTTGTTGAATCATGCGGGGGTCTACAGAAAGAGATGGTGGTTCCATCATGTCTTGCGGTTGACCCATAATATCGGCAATAGGTGTGGAATCCATCATATCTTTATTTTCTCCTACATTTTTTTCTGGCATTTTTGGCACGAACGACGTCGTCTGGTTATTATTAGTAAGTGGTACCATGCCATCACCCGAATCGGAAAGATTAAACGTTGGAATGTCCGCTGACATTTACATTTACAAAAGTTTTTTTGAATTAATTCTTTGCGCGATTACTTGGTCTTGGTGATCTTGATAGCGGTCGATCTACCTTTTATTTTACTTGGATCTATCCTTGGTCCATTCTTTTTTGTGGTGATCATCTTTTTGTGCGCTTGCCAGTATTCTGGGGCTCCGACCTTAAAATTTTTCCGAATCGTAGCTTTATACCAAAATACACAGTCTTCTATCTTGTTACTCTTACTGGTGTTATCCAAAACAATACATTCATAATTCTCGGTACAAGCATCCATGACTTTGTTAAACATGTCGAACGTCGGGAAAATACCAAAAAAGGATTTGTAAAGCTTCTCTCGATTCTGAATGATGTTCTCCCTGAGAATAAACACATAATCCACGTTAGCTCGTAGTGCTGGTGGAAGATCCATACAATACTGCATCGTCAACATGAAAAAAATTTTCCAGTGCCGGCCATTCATAAAACATTGCCTGATGCATGTGTCGCGCATGAATTTATTGTCGTACATGCAATCGTCTAATAAGAGGAATGCTCCACAATTTTGTTTTCCAGCACCAACGAGTTTTCTTTGCCTGTCCATTACACGCTCTATAGCCTCTCTGTCGTAGTCTCCGTATATAAACAGGTCGGGTATATACTGTTGGTAGTAATGATTACCTTCTTCTGTCGCAGACAATACGATACCAGCCGGTAAATGCTTCTTATGAAATAGAATGTCCGTAACTAATGTTGATTTACCTGTATTACGTTTTCCTATGAATACACATACCCTGTCGTCTGACATAACTCTTGGGTTAAATTTACGTAAACGTAAATCCATCTATAATACCGCCCCGTTTTATTTCATAAAATTTTACTCACATGTATTAGGAATGGCAGGTCGTATTAGACTCGCCGTCACCGGTATCCAAGATCAATGGCTTACTGGAGAGCCACAATTTTCGTATTTCGTCATGAACTACAAGAGACATACACGGTTTTCTACAGAAGCCGTTGAAATGCCGTTCGACGGTAAATGTGATTTCTCAAGCTCTGTTGAATGTAGAATTCCACAAAACATAGGGGATCTCATACGTAGTACGATGTTGAAAATTAAATTGGGTAAATTATCGACTGACACATCTACTGAAAAATATAGATACAACACTCCAGCAGCCCTGAGTATCATAAAATACGTCGACCTCGTAATTGGAGGGCAAATTATAGAGCGTCTCACAGGTGATTATATCTATATGTATAATCAGTTACACAACAATAAAGATGATGTAAACCAATCTCTTTATTTCTTATCTGGACACGGTGAACATCTGCAAGTATCGGATTCATACAATACATTTTACGTAAATATTCCATTTTACTTTTTTAGAAATCCTAGCTTGGCAGTACCCGTCTGTGCAATCACCAAACAACTCGTCGAAGTACGTGTCACGTTCAAAGATGTAAATGATGATGTAACTTTCAAATATACCGTAAATGGGTCGGTGACTACGAGAGATAAAACAACCGAAGGATCTATCGACAACGTTTCACTCATTACCGATTTCTATTTCGTCGCTGAAGATGAAAGAAACTTTTTACTCACACGTCCGATGGAATACATAATATCACAGTTACAAATGTCTAAATTGGTGTATAAGCCAAACGAATCAAAAAAATCAGCTCTTTTGAAATTTAAGCACCCCGTCAAAGAGTTATTCTTCTTAGCGAAGGAAAAAACTGGAAATTCCGATCAACTTCTTGATACATCAATTACAGATCAGGAATTTACGACACTTTTACCAGGTAAACGTTCTGATCACAGATTAATAAAAAACGTAAAATTTGCATGTAACGGTGAAACTATTTTCGATCAAAGTGGGCAATATCTGGCGTATGAACAATCTCTTCGACACCATACAGGATGCCCAGACCCCGCGTATGAATTTTATTCATATTCATTCTCTTTAAAACCAGAACAACACTATCCATCCGGGCAATTAAACATGAGTCGTATAATACATAAGAAAATTGATATAGAATTGGAAGAAACATCAACTACGCGCGACATAGATGTTTCAGTATACGCATTAAATTACAATGTTCTTCACGTGGCCAGCGGTTTAGTTGGTTTAAAATTTTAACGTATAATATTAGTAATGGCTGGCCGTGTTCAGCTTGCAACAAAAGGATCACAGGATGCCTTTTTTACGGACAACCCAGACTATTCCCATTTCTTAAGAAGTTTCAGGAAACACTCTAATTTTGCTATGTTTGATGTAAAGCACGAACTTCACGGTAAACAAGACTATGAAAGTACGTTAAAGTGTACTATTCCCATAAATTGCGGGGATCTCATAAAGGGTGTGCGTTTACATATTGAGTTATCGGATCTTTTACACGACGGCGCGTATCAAAAATACAACGAATCCATAGGACACGCTATCATAGAATACGTTGATTTAATCATAGGAGGTCAATTAATTCAAAGAGTGCCACGAGATTGGTTACAGATTTATTCGGAACAGTATTTGACTCAAACGAAGCAAAGTAACTTATCAAAACTCATAGGTAAATCACCCGAAGAGAGTTCTGGTAAAACCGTCAGTGACAGTTCCGTAGACGGATATTTAGATAAAGCCACTACATCTCAAAAATTTATCGTAGATATTCCGTTTTATTTTCACAATAATATGGAATTGGCGTTACCTTTGTGTGCTTTAAAACACCAGGAATGTGAAATAGAGATTAAGTTGAGTGAAAAGAAGGACTGTTTATACAATTGGTCTTCTATAACAGACACAACGACCAGATCCAGTGATAATACTACGTTCACTGTTACAGCACCCGGGGGTCCATATTATATAAATGCAAATCCTCAACCTTCACTTATACTTCAACGGGGTAGTACGTATATATTTGATTATTCATCTGCGGCGGGGCATCCTTTTAAACTGTCCACGTTAGTAGATGGTCGAAACCAATTTGGCACGGTTGATACCAATTATATATTGGGTGCGAGTGATGGTGTTACGGAGAATGCTTCTGTGATAACATACGTTGTACCGGATAATGCACCTGATACGATCTATTATTTCTGTACTAGTCATTCGGGGATGGGCAGTACAATAAAAATACTCGAACCATACTTTGATCTGTCTAAAGCTACGATAAACGATGTTTCTTTGTATACCGAAATGGTTCAACTCAATGATCCCGAAAAAGGTAAACTCGAAGCTGTTAAAACAGATTATATAATCACACAGCTTCAGAGTGCTTCATTTCAAATACCTGCATCGGCGCAGGATGGATACGATTCTATGAAATTTAGGATGGAGTTCATAAATCCGGTGAAAGAGTTATATTTTGTGATCGCCAGAAAAGGTGAAGATATAACACCGTTTAATTATGATCATTCTTCGCAGATATATCCTTCCAGTGGATCAAATAAGAAATATATCAACTACGAAAATTTGGTCACTCTAGAGATGGAACTCGACAGGGAAGTTATATTAGACGAGCAATCGGGTGACGTCATCAATTTGCGCGCGGTCCAGAGTGGAATACACCATTCCAGGACACAATTATTCAGGAGATTTTATTCGTATAGTTTTGCACTTGAACCCGAAAAATGGTATCCTACGGGTCAAAAAAATTTCAGTTTGATCAAAGATCAGCACGTAACCTTAAAATTGAATAATGATACGACGTACGAAAGAGAGCTTAGAGTTTATGCGCTCAGTAATAACATATTACAGTTCGCAGATGGAAGCGCACGACTTCTCTTCAACAGTGGCGAAATCGGCAATTGATATTGTAACACCAGTTTTTGAAAATGCGGTCGTGTTATCAGGACAATACGCGAAAGCGTGTGGACGAGATGTTATACTCTCCAAGGATATGGAATATTGTATGAAATACTGTGCAATGAACACAGTCGGTAAACAAATTGGGTCGTACTTTCCAGAAATTTACGAGGAAGAAGAATCCGAAGGCGAAGAAGAAATCGAAACGGTTGATGAAGAAGATGAACCACCATTTGAACCTTACTCAGGAGACGTTGAAATATTTAAGTCTATAAACGACGCGTATGACGCATGGGAAAGTTGGGAACCAACCAATCCGTCAGAAAAAATGATAAAAAATGCTATTGATAGTAATGAACACATCTCCTCCTCGGGGATGGAAGAATTCTAATAAAAAGATAAAATCTTTTAAAATCAGAGATGAAAGTTCTGATTCCGATACGGATTCTGGGTCTAGCACTGACACAGAAGAGGATAAAAATATCAAAGGTTATGAAAAAACGCAGTATAAAAAATTAGCGTTTGTAGAAGATCTTCTTCCAGAATAAAATCTCGATATATTATAAAATGTCTTCCCCAGTACCCGCCGATATGCTTTTAGCTATTTCCCGCGAGCTCGAGACCCAGTCTCTTAACGCCGTCGTGGCCGGCTTCTCCTTCGCTGCCGCCCTCTCTTGGATGGATGTCGTCCGCTGGTCTATCCATCAGGTTGTCCGCGTCCAGAAGAACGGTGGTATGAACTACGCGCTCACCGCGCTCTTCACCACCCTCCTCTCCGTTGTCGTTTACATGGTCATCTCCAGGCTTTCCACCCGCGTCAGGAAGCCCAGTGCCCCCACGTACGCTGTCACTCGCTAACTTTTTTGGGTTTAGCGACGAATATAAAGAATATACCCGCAACGATTATAGCAAAAATATATACCATTCCATTCCATCTATTCGGATCCTCAATACTGGGTATACGAATTGGTGGCGGTAATTCAAACTTCTTATCAACCTTAGGAACATTCTGTAGTTTATCTGTACTACACTCTATGTTTAGTTTCAATATATGATTCGCGTTTCTAAAATTGTACGGAATTAAACGATTATTACTACTGTAAAAGAACTGTACACGTAATTTTGATATGTTTTGTGCCCCCGTGTCAAAATTATGCTCTACAGCATCATCCATACCCGAATAGTTAATAACGTCTCCACACATAAGGATTCTTCCTGTGTAAAAGGGTGTATCTGAATACACCGTTTTAGTCAATTCGTCAGCGCCGTTACTTATTTTCAGTATGAGTGCATCCGGACCCTGTAAATTGATACTTCCCGTAATTAAAAGACCCTGCGCCTCTGGAGGAACCGTCGTGTTTGATCTTACATTATTTGGGGGTAAACCAAGTATATCGTGTGGAGTTGTATATCCTTCCGTAGCTACAGAAGAATGGTATCCGTTTACACCATCATAAAATTTGAATGAAAATTCGCTCCCCGCGGGTGCAGCTGACGATAGAGATGTTATGGCGATTTCATTCTTATCCTTGTCGTATGTAAATGTTATGGGAGAAGATATGTAAGCTCCTCCTAGTGCGTCGTTGACTTTAGTTTGTAATTCTGTCACTAAAGTTCTGCCACTATAATTACCGGGAGTTAGCGTTACGGTTGCAACCGTGTCCGATGAGCCGTGAACAACAAAATCAAACGTTTTATTACGATCATTAATTAAAAATTGACTCGCGTGAATACGAGCAGAAACTATCGATAATTTTTTTACATCATAAATCGGGTGGCGTAATTCGACAACATAGTCTCCTGGATTCGGGTACGATGTGGGATCTCGTTCACTACTATCTATATCTAACGTGTATACGCTCATTAAAATATATGGATAATATTTTAATGGGTGTTATTCTACAATTTTTGCTAATTAAAAGTAATTCTGTGTGACGGGGTTGGTACTGAGCTGCTTTTTCGCTATACCGAGACTGGAGTTGCTCGCGTTGGGGTTGTATTGACCCTTGAATGCGTTGAAATTATGGTAGGCGTTATTGGTGTACTGCTGTGTCCATGCACCATCGGCTGAGTTAACACGACCATCGATTCGCGTTTGATCAGTTCTGGCTGCTGTTGGCATACCACCCTGATTAAGGGGGCCGGCGCGCACATTCATTCTTCCAGCATTACCCATACGATTCGCTTTACCACGACGATCATCGGGGCGGAATCCGTGTGCAAATAGCTCGTCGGCGGTATACCCAGAACCGTATGTACGCTTTTCACCAATCTTAGTAGCGGGAGAATTCACGTAACCATGTGCAAACTTATGAATACTGGGTGCGGGGTTGTTATTGTATCCATATTGCTCCGTATTACCATCCTTCTTGTTACGGGTTGGGTCTTGTGCGAGCGTGGTACCAGATATTATACGCTTAGCTCCGTTAAATCCCAAATTATCCGTTCGGGCACCGGTCTGCGACCTATTGGTTAAACGTTTTGTTTGTTCATGTTCGGATCGTACAGTTACACCCGTCATACCCTGAGCCCTGCCCGCCTGCACAGGGCGACGCTCGAATAAGTAAGCGGTTTTTTCAGGCCTGTTCTGAGCGACATCTCCAGATTGACCACGGCGACCACCACTTATATCGAAAGCGGGACCACTTCGACCAGGTAAAGTTGTGAGACGATACGCTCCGACATTTTCGGGGTTTACACGGAAAAGTTGATGCTGCCCACCGTATGCGGGAACTTCGGGCCCCACACCTAAACCTGGACCTACGAGTTGTTTTTCGATAGGAGAAAGATTATTCATTCGGCCATTGTCAAACATACGGTTTCGCATTTCGAGGAGTTCACCACCACTCGATCGTGATTGGGGTACAATATCCGAAAAGTTACTTGTTTCTAATTTCCTCTGGGGTATTCTGTCAAGACTATCATCCAGCGGTATTTCGTCGGGGACTTCTGGAGTGAAAATTTCAGTATCCTCTTCCATTTCGTTTTGGATTCTGATATCAGATTCTTTCTTGTCACTGAAACGTTTTCCTAAATATGCCAAACCGGCTATAGCAGCTATGGAAACGGGATCAGCCATTCTTACTTTTTGGTGAGATTTTTATTGAAGGTATCTTCGACTAAACACACTGTTCTGAACTTCCGCGCGCGTACTCGTGGGTTCGTACTTCTGAGTTTCAAGGGGGAGTTTGCAGTGTACATCTTGGAGAGGGAATAGGTTTTGTTCGTATGTACGAGCCAGAATCTTATTAAATTGACTCGTCGATTGGGGTCGCAAACGATCACTCGTTTCGATGTATTCAGCGGGGGCTCCTTTACCCGCCATGTAGGGGGAGGTGCCGTAAAGCATTGTATTTGGGCGGCTGGAACCATAATTTAATGTGCTGGGCTGGGGATAGACAAACACTTCTTCAGTCGCACAAACAGGAGGCTTCACTGGATTTTCTACGATTTTCATTCCTGGTTGGAGTTGGTAGGCCATTTTACTATTACATGAGAATATTATCTAAGTCATCAAGGATACGAAGATCCCCTAGTCATACCACTACGCTTATCACCGTTAGGCTGTAATCCACCAAAGGCTTCTAATTGAACACCTCGGGCGTCGGGGTCACAATATCTACTATCCGTGCGACACAAAGGACCCTGCCTCGCGCCGTACAACCACTCGGCGAAGGCGGTTTGGTCACCTGGTATATCTGTAACGGGTGTGGTGACAAATTGTCGCGCGAGGGCGTTTCGTTGCTGTTCTGGCCACGGGGATCTGGATTTTTGGGGACCGTACGGTATTTTATCTAACATCTTTTTATCGACTCTATCTTTTACTGTGGTAAAATCACACGCTGGTAATCTACCAGGATTATCGGTGTAATCTGACATAAGAAGATTTCCCATGGGGTTATCTTTTGTGGGTAATTGACACATGGTATCTCCTGTAGAATCTGTTACGTAAAGTTCCTTTATCATGTTACTCTTTTCCATTACGTATAAAACACTCAAACCAGTGAGACCGAGTATTAAGATTCTCTGATCCCTGCGAATCAGATAAACTATGCACGTCGCATAAACTATGAATCGCGCAGTAGAGTTTATACGTTCTGCTGACATCTGGTTTTTTGTAGGCCAAAAGTCTAAAATTTTATCCTCCCTAATTAATTGTTTCGGATCGTTAAACAAGGATACCATTTAATATATAAAACTTTTATTTTTTCAACATTCCACCAAGGAGACCCTGCATGGACTTCATGAGCTGAGTCTCATCGAGTTCATCACCATCATTTTCCATCTTATCCGCACACTGCTTAGCGACATTCTCGATCATGCTGAGCGTTTCGGGTGGGATTGACGTGATTGTAGTGCCTAACATAAACAGGGTCTGAATGTATTGCCAAATGGCATTACGAGTACCCTCGGAAGCCTTTGGCCAAAGATTTTTAAGGTTCACGTCCTTAAGAAATTCCATATCATTAGCGTTTTCAAGGAAGAACGACTCGTCTCTCGAATTAACTTTTTCAATGTGCGGAGAAACACTATCCATGAATCCCGTAACGATAAGCTTACCGTTAGTAGAACGCATCATTTCGAAAGCTGCGATGTACTTCTTAACACCCTTCTCCTCGGGGAAGGTTTTATGAAGCTCGGTGAGAAATTGTCCCATCATGTCGTTGAAAGCGGTAACAGATGTCATATTATGTATTATACGTGTATTATTTCTTTAAGCGAATCAAAAAGGATCTGTAGATATAACTTCACGGTGACCTATACCATTAGAAACTATGAAATAAACCAAAATCATAACGAGAGCGGCTGGTTTGGCGTACGCACTCGTTTCGAGGTCACCTTCATTATTAAGTTTCGCTTTGGAATGTATATAACCAGCCGTTATAGCACCTGCTATAAGACTGGCGGAAGCCGGATCTCGGAAGTATTCGTCCATGTCTATATAATTAATACATAGGTTTTTTTATTCTATTGTCGGGGGCGTCTGGAAAAAGATCTTCACTTTCGTATCCCTGTTGAGGCTGAGCTTGAGGTTGGGGGCGTCCAGATTTTATTGTCCTGAACTCGTTTTGAAAAGGGTTACTTTGTTGAGGTTGTTCCGGTGCCAACGAGTCTTCACCCATAGGCTCTCCACCCATAGGCTCTCCACCCATAGGCTCTTCGCCCATAGGCTCTTCGCCCATAGGCTCTCCGCCCATAGGCTCTTCTCCTTGACCTTCCATGGGTACATCTTCACCCATCTCCTGATTTTCACCTCCGTACTCATCCACATTATCTTCAGTGAGATCAGTATCTTGGGGGTCTATCATATCGTCGGTGGTGGTCATATACGTTTGCAAAATCTGTTGAATGGGTATCAACTCTTTAACGGTTGTTTCTATACAGTAACTGAAACGATCATATAGTTTATCGTTTCTACTGTGTTCAGATTGGGTTTCGGTAAAAATGTACGGATCTTTGTACAGATCTTTCGCGATATTTTTATAACATGAATGAATAAAAACTTCATTTGTCGGTAATTTTACAGATAATTTCTTATTATCCTTGTTAAGCCTTACCGCGGATAAAATTTTTACAGAACTTACAAAAACAGCTGCGACGAGATCCTTAAACCACGCACACCTATTGGCTATGTTATCTGTATGATCTTTAGCCATGGTCTCATTCCATTCTGGGACATCCTTGAGAAGTTTTTGAAACATTTGTAAAACCTTACGTCCTTTTGAAAGTTTGTGTGCTTCATCGTACATTTCAACGAAAACATCGATCATGGGAGGACACATTAATATAGACAGTTGCTCTAAGTATTCGCGCTTGGCTTCAACTAAGATGTTTAAGTTATCCATATACGATATTCCTTGTTTTTATTATTTCCTGTTTCCCGCATTTCCCCTGTATCTGTTCGCGGCTTTTTTCAAATTTATGAGTGTAGGGAAATCGGTGTCATCATGTGTGACCTCTCTTTTACGTTCACTAGTTTTTCGAGTTGCCCACGAGATAGAAAGTAAGAAATCTGTGAGTATCTCCACGTTAAACCCCCCTATCCCGAGTTGTCGTATGATATACGACGTAGCTTTGTATCTATCAAAACTAGGAAATCCTAGTACAAACGCTGGAATTAGTACCACGACAGTATTTCCACCAACGTCGACGGTATTTCTTATCTTACGCGATACTTGTTCGTAGATTTTAGTGTATAACTCCTTTCTGAATCGCGTTCTCTTTTCCCTAATACGCGAAATTTCATCGACGCTTATCATTACATTAAACGTCGACTAATATTTAATGGATTCTAACTCACTTTTACGAATCTCGTTAAAAGGAACGTGTTCCATGACTGGAACGTCGTTTAAATAGGGTGATACATTTGTGGGTGGATTTATATCTATCGGTTTACTCTGAACGGCGTGTACTATTACATCATCACCGTTTACGATTATTTCAGCTGTTATCGAGAAACCGAAAGAGAAACCCTCCTGTTTTGCTACCATGAACATACATTTATACAGCACGTGGCTACTCGTTAAACTCTTAAATTTTTTTATTCGTGTAGTTTCTATGATGTAGGTGCACATGTCAGTCTTTTCTTTTATGTATTTGTTCGTGGCCAAAATCATCTTTTCCATGAGGTCAGGAGTTATATCTATAGCATCTTCTTGTTCCTTGTATTTTTTCATATCCATACCGGTATCATCGAAGGTGACGGGTCCAACCGGTTTTTTGTACCCAGAACAGTTGAAGTTTTCTTTCCTGGATGAAAGGGTTATGATACATATGATTACTACCAGTAACAGTACTACTATCATTTAATATAACTTATAAAAAAACTGTGTAAATAATTTAAAAAAAAAGTAACCGATAAAAATATAACATGTCATTGTTGATTTTTAGTCCAAAGTGTAATCATAGTTTGGATATCATCGAATATGTTAACAGTAATGCCCAACTTAAGAGGTTGGTACAGTACCACAATATAAATGTCATGGGTATCCCTCCACAGTACAAAAATAAGATTACGAGAGTCCCGACAATGCTCACAAAAAATGGTAAAATTTTGGTAGGAAATGAAATAAAAAATTGGCTCGAAAGCCTGCTGCCAGCTAAGGAACTTGAATCTTGCGATTTCGGTAATTGTGTGATGACGACTTTAGATGGAGAATCTAATCAGGATATGTTTGGTTTGGAAGACTACGGTCGAACTTTACAACCTCCCATGACGAAAGAACTTCAAGATAAAATTAATCAAACTGTATCGGACGCTTATACAGATATAAAGAAATAAACAATAATTTATCGAGTATGAAGTTAGTAACGGTGCAAGCCGCAGCTATTAAGTCTACATTTGAAGTGTTAAAAGATATTCTTAACGATGTCAACATATACTTTAAGCCCGATGGTATATATATAGTAACACTCGATACAGCTCGATCATCCCTTGTTGATATGTATTTATCGTCGGAAAACTTCGAAGAATATGATTGCCCTCAACAGATAGAAACTGGTGTGAACGTTACTAATATGTTTAAGTTGTTAAAAACTATAACGAGTAACGACGTTCTCATCATAAGCATAAACTCTAAAGAATATATGAATATCGAGATTCATAACGAGAATAAGAAAACCAGTACTAAGTTCGCACTTAAACTATTGGATATCAACGAAAATCAAATCGAAGTTCCAGAAACGAATATGACGATCACCACACCGATGCCTTCGGTTGATTTTCAGCGTATTTGTAGAGATATGTCGAACATAGGAAGTGAAATACAGATTACACGGGAGGGGAAATATATCACGTTAACGTGTCACGGAGACTTTGCTAATCAAGAAACATCGATAGAATGCAACGATGAATGTCCCAAGTTAACGGGTGTATATTCTCTTAGATATATGAATATATTTACGAAAGCGACGAGTATGTGCGCGACGGTACAAATAATGCAAGAGGAACAGAATAGATTTTTGATATTGAAATATAACGTAGCAAACTTGGGTGAACTTAAATTTTATTTAGCTACTAAGGTAGATGAAGATCACTGATATACCCAGTTTTTACGTCGATAGTCTTGGTCATTCCTACGATGTTCTTTATCTTAATCTTGGGAAACTTTTCGTATGTTGAATCTTCGTACCAAAACATATCTTTTATTTCGATTTTTTCATTGTAAAAGTCACTAAAAGGTCCCGCGTACCGGGATATTTTACATAACAGGTCTTTTACAGGTTTATCCCCCTCGTCTAATAAAACGGCCGAGGACAGCGGTAAATTAAATGTCATATTGGTTCGTTTTAGTGGCGGCCACGCGTGATTATTATCGTACGTGATGTACTTGTAACTTTTATTATTGTACCAGAACTTAACTCGAATTATCATACGGATAACACATTCCGGAGGATTAGGGATATTGAAATCCGCATCCACGTCCGTATAATAATTTGTACTTTTCTTAGTCAAATACTTTAGTTCCTTTTTCCAAAACGGATCATCCGTTTTTTTAGATTTATCGTGATCAACATAATATTCGATACACTTAGTTTGAATTTTGTAGTCATGTTTGTTAGATAAAATTTTTGTGACCACTTTAAAATAATAAATTACGTTAATTAAAAACTTATGTATAATATTCATTATTGTAATGGAAGGTAATTTTTTAAGTCGGTATAATAATCGAATAAATGAATGGATGGAGAAAATTGAGAATGATCCTGAAAATAAATCCGAATACGAAACCGAAATGTCACATTACATATCAAAATGTTTACCTTACATGAAAGAGTATACAGATGAAACTATACAAAAGACACATACTAATAACGTATTCAACTGTAAGGAGACAGCAGGTGCGCGTAAGAAGGATATTTTTGTAGATTATCTTGTCGACGTCGAAAAAATAAACATAGATCGACCGATTGAAAAAATGGTAGATCGATGTCCGAACTGTGAAACGAGTAATTTATTTCATTTACGAGATTCTGCAGATTTGGTGTGTGACGGGTGTGGTATGGTCCTGGATGTTTTGTTAAGTGAAGAACTGACATACAAAGAAGAACAAGAAACTTCTGAAAAAATTATTAACTATTCGTATAAACGAGATAATCACTTTAACGAATGGCTATCACAATTCCAAGCACAAGAGATGACGACCATTCCCCCCGAAGTTTTACAAGAACTGAGGAATGAGTTTAAAAAGATAAAAATTAAGTCACTATCTGAAATTACTCACGCACGCGTCCGATCACTTCTCAAGAAACTTAAGCTTAATAAGTACTACGAACACGTACCTTTTATCACAAATATACTGAGTGGAATAAAACCACCAAAAATGCCTATAGAGATTGAAGAAAGATTACGGTTAATGTTTAAAGAGATCCAAAAACCTTTTGACGACAATTGTCCGGCAGAACGCAAAAACTTCCTAAGTTACTCTTTCGTTTTGTATAAATTCTGTGAACTTCTCTCGGAAGATTCTTACCTTCAATACTTCCCTT